GAGGGCAAGACCATGAGCCAGCCTGTTAAGAAAACAGTGACAGGTGATACTGTTTCAGTGCGCGGCGTCGGTGCAGCCCGTGCTCAAAAAGCAACTATCTATTAAAAAATGACTACCTCTGGCGTCTCCTCCTACAACCCGGACTTCGATGAGATCATCACCGAAGCGTATGAACGCTGCGGCTTGCAGGTTCGGGATGGGTATGACGTTTTATCTGCGCGCCGCTCATTGAACTTGATGTTTGCTGAGTGGGCTAATCGCGGATTAAATCTGTATACGATTGAGCAGCGGCAGGTGGTTTTAGTTGCTAATACGTTTGAGTACACGTTGCCGGATGACACAGTAGATGTTTTGTCTGCGGTAATACGTACCAATTCTGGTCAATCTACGCAGCAAGACATTACGATTGATCGGATTGGCAGTGCAGAGTATTTGCACACGCCAAATAAGTACACGCCTTCCCGTCCTGCACAGTTTTATGTGCAGCGCACGGTGCCGGCAAAGCTGTTTTTGTATCCTGCGCCCGATGCAACTCAACAGTACATCTTTCGCTACTATGGCATTCGCCGTATACAAGAAACTGGTGCAGTCACCAACACAGCGGACATCTCCTTTAGATTTCTGCCTTGTTTGACTGCGGGTTTGGCATACTATTTGGCTGTTAAAAAAGCGCCAGATCGTATTGCTATGCTTAAGCAGTTTTACGAAGAAGAGTTTGCGCGGGCAGCGGCAGAGGACAGAGAGCGGTCTAGTTATTTTGCAGTGCCTACGTATACGGAGAGTTACTGATGGCTGGTTACACTTCTGGCAAATTTGGTCTTGCTCTGTGTGATCAGTGTGGTCAGCAGTTTAAGCTAAATCAGCTTAAAAAAGAGTGGACAGGGTTTAAGGTCTGCGATGAGTGCTATGAGCCTAAACATCCGCAGCTTGAGCCTAAGCGCACGTTAAATGAGCCGCAGGCTTTGTTGGAGCCGCGCCCAGAATCACGACTGGGCGTTAACGTTTATGTAGGGGATACGGGAGATACTTCTTTCGCAAGTATTGGCATGCAGCCCATGGCTCCTGCAAGGAATTTAGTAGCTGGCGCTATGCTTGGAACAGTTACAACGAGCATCACATGAACTATTCTCAATTAAACGCTGCTATTCAAGCGTATACAAACAACGTTGATACAGATTTTGTAGCGCAGATTCCTGTTTTTGTAAAACAGGCGGAGCAGCGAATTGACAACACTGTTCAAGTTGCTAACTTGCGCAAGAACATGACGGGAAATGTACAGGCGGGCAATAAATATATTCCTTGTCCTCTAGATTTTCTTTCTTCTTATTCTTTGGCACTTTATGCCAAGCCTACGCCAACGGCTACAGGAACGGCAGCCGCTTTTACAATTGTCGTGTCTAGTGCCACAAGTATTGTTGTTGGCATGGTTGTTTCTGGTACAGGCATTGCAACTGGGGCGGTTGTTTCTGTAATTGCAGGAACGACAATTACGCTTAGCCTTGCTAATACAGGAACAGTATCGGGCACTGTAACGTTTCAAGGCGACTACATTTATTTGTTAAATCGTGACGTCAACTTTATTCGTGAAACGTATCCCAACCCCTCACAACGCGGCAAGCCTAAGTACTATGCTATTTTTGGTCCTAACGTTAGTAATGTAAATGAGCTGGTGTTTATCATAGGGCCCACGCCTGACACTGACTATGAAGTGGAATTGCATTTTTACTACTACCCCGAGTCTATTGTTACAGCGGGTACTTCATGGCTTGGTGACAACTTTGACACGGTGCTTTTGTATGGCTCTTTGGTTGAAGCGTACACATACATGAAGGGTGAGGCTGACATGATGGCGTTGTACGACGGTAAATACAAAGAAGCGCTGGGCTTGTTGAAGAATTTGGGCGATGCTAAGCAACGTGGCGATGCTTATCAAGATGGCCAAGTAAAACTCCCGGTGAGGTAACCTATGATTACAGCCGGACTAACCGATAGTTTTAAACAGCAGCTTTTGTTAGCGGTGCATGACTTTAGCGTGGATACGATAAAGATTGCGCTGTATACGTCTGCGGCTACGCTAGATGGAAGCACTACTGTATACAGCACCTCCAATGAAACATCTGGAACGGGGTATACAGCAGGCGGAGAAATTCTTACCGGAGTTACGGTGACATTGACAGGCAGTATTGCCTATGTGTCATTTAACAATCCTACTTGGAATGGCTCTTCGTTTACAACACGTGGTGCGCTGATTTACAATTCTTCTAAGAGCAATAAATCGATTGGTGTTTTAAATTTTGGGCTTGACCAGACAACGGTAAACCAACAATTTCAAATACAGTTCCCACCAAACAATGCCGAAAACGCGCTTATTCGCATTTCTTAAAGGAGTTTAAAGTGATTACTACAACCAAAGGCGAAATGGACGAATCTTTGCTTGAAAAACGAGAAGGTTCAGTCGATAATGATAACGAATCAACCACATGGGTGGAGTATTGGTTAGAGGGGGAACTTGTGCATCGTTCAGCACATGTTCAATTAAAGAAAACAGTAACGCTCACTAGCGCAGTGGCATCTTTTTAAGGAACTATTATGGCAAATACACAAGCAATGTGCACTTCGTTTATGCAACAGCTTATGGTGGGGGAGCATCAGCTTGGCACCGCAACGCTTGTTTCGCGCACCAGTTTAACTTCACCAACTACAGATACGCTCAAAGCGGCTTTGTATCTAACAACTGCTACTGTTAATGCGGCTACCACTGCATATTCAGCAAGCAATGAAGTGTCTGGTACAGGCTATGTTGCGGGTGGTGTAACGGTAACTAATGCAACAGCGCCCAGCTCAACAAATACATCGGCAACGGCAGGTGTGGCATTTTTTACCCCATCTGCTTCAATTACATATACCACCGTAACTTTGTCTACGGCGTTTGATGCAGTGTTGATTTACAACTCTACGCAATCAGACAAGGCAATTAGTGTTCACACATTTGGTTCGCAGACAATTACCGCTGGTACGTTTACTCTTACCATGCCATCGAACACAACTTCGACTGCTTTGATCCGCTTGGCTACAACCTAATAGGGTCGGTGGGGTAACTCACCGGTGTAGCCATGTTTGGAATCTCCGCATTCGCCGAAGCGCCGTTTGCCTCGCTTGCGGGGCAGACAATAGTTCTTCCTCTTACCGGCGTTCAGGCATCTGGCGCGGTAGGATCAGTCACGATTGATTCGGCTTGTGCGCTTACGGGAGTAGAAGCGGCAGGAGCAGTTGGTACTGTTGTTGGAGACAACACAGTTGCACTAACTGGAGTTGAGGCGCTTGGTGCGGTAGGGGATGTCACAGAAACTAACAGCCCAGACGAAACTGGGGTGTTGGCCAATGGCGATGTTGGGACCGTCACAGCGGAACTACTGATTGCTTTGACAGGTGTCGGAGCAACTGGCGCGGTGGGCAATGTTGATTTTGCTTACGCTGCGGTCTTGACGGGTGTTGAGGCTTCAGGCGCTGTTGGAACAGTTATCCCCGGCAAAGAGTTCGGTCTTGACGGGGTACAAGCATTGGGCGCAGTTGGTACTGTTGATTTCTCGCCTATCCCAGATGGTGTTTTAGCTTCTGGTGCAGTTGGTACTGTAACTCTTGCGGATCGTGAAATTGCGCTGACTGGTGTTGAAGCTTCCGGCGCAGTTGGTGATGTTACTGAAACAAATAGCCCAACTGAAGACGGTGTGGTGGCTACAGGCAGTGTGGGATCAGTTGGTTCCAGCAGGACCGTGGCATTGGCTGGGGTCGGGGCCACGGGTCAAGTTGGCACAATGAATTATTTTTATTGGACAACAATTGATGACAACGGAACGCCGAACTGGCAAAATGTCGAAATGACGGTGTAAGGACATGATATGGCACTTGTATTAGCAGATCGCGTAAAAGAAACCACTACCACGGCTGGTACGGGGACCATCACGCTTGCGGGCGCGGCTACAGGTTTTCAATCGTTTGCTGTAGTTGGTGACGGAAACACAACCTTCTATACGATTGCAAGCCAAACAGGAAATGAATGGGAAGTAGGTGTTGGTACGTATGCAACATCTGGTACGACGCTGGCGCGTACAACTGTTTTGTCCAATAGTTCGGCCACACAGCCGTCAGCGTTAAACTTTTCTGCTGGCACAAAAGACGTGTTTGTTACCTACCCAGCAGGATTTGCCGTAGCTTCTACTAATGTGGGAACGTCAGGTCAATTGCTAACTTCTAATGGTACAGGTGTAGCCCCTACATTCCAAACCTCCACTGCCGCCAGTAAAGCCTACGTACAGGCAATCAGCATCCTGAATGGACTATAAGGAACTAACATGGCAGTAACAAACTTTTCCCCCCTCCTTGGTTTGGCACTCCCAACTACGGGAGACTTGTCTGGTACGTGGGGCACTACGGTTAATGACTCTATCACGAACCTAATTGATTCAGCGGTTGCTGGTACAACTACGCTTTCAGCCGATGCGGACGTAACTCTTTCAACGACCAACGGCGCGGCTAACCAAGCACGTAACGCAATCATTTTGTGGACAGCCAGTAACGGCGCAACCACTCGGAACATCACGGCTCCAGCCCAGAGCAAAGCCTATTTGGTCATCAATGCTGGCACTGGCTCTATTGTTATTCGCGGCTCTGGCCCAACGACTGGCGTAACGGTTGCTTCTGGCGTCCGCGCCTTGGTAGCATGGAACGGTTCTGACTTTGTTAAGATTGTCAGTAATCCAGTGGTGTTGACTACAGACGTGTCTGGGGTTCTTCCTGTTGCTAATGGAGGAACTAACGGCTTGCTGCCTGTAGCCAATGGTGGCACAGGTACAGCTACACCAAGTTTGGTGCAGGGATCAAACATCACCATCACTGGATCATGGCCTAACCAGACAATTACCGCCGCTGCCAGTACAGGTATTACTGCTGGTCAATCTATCGCTTTTGATTTAGTATTCTCTATCTGAAGGAGTTCTCATGGCAAATCCCAACATAGTAAACGTAGCCGCCATTTACGGTAATACGTCTACAAACTTAATTTCATCTACAGCCGACCCGTTTGCAACTGCGCTGGTTAACAACGCAGCCTCTAGCGGCAAGGTCTATAAGATCAACTCGATTGTTGTAGCCAACGTAGATGGCTCTGCTGCGGCAGATATTACGATCAAAATCTTTTCTCAAGACGATCTTGGTGGTACAGGAACAGCGATTGTTTCTACCATTTCTGTGCCTGCTGACGCCACACTGATTGTGACCGACAAGACCACTACGTTCTACCTACTGGAAGACAAGTCTATCGGGGCAACGGCTGGTGTGGCAAACGACCTTGTGGTGACCTGTAGCTGGGAAGAAATCAACGCCTAAGGGGGCATCATGCCACTACGTCCTCCTGCTGGGTTTATCTCAGCTTTTTATGACCCGTTAGAAAATCCTGATGCGCCGACCATTGGGACGGCTACGGCGGGCGATGCAACTGCGTCTGTAACTTTTACTGCCCCTACCAACGTGGGCGGCTCGGCTATTTCAGCGTATGGCGCTCGTTCAACACCTGAGAACATTACCGCAACGGCATCTGCTTCTCCTATCAGCGTCACGGGCTTGACCAACGGCACGGCTTACACGTTTGCTGTGTGGGCTATCAATACTTATGGGCCGAGTGCTTTCAGTGCGGCGAGTAATAGTGTTACTCCTGTTGCTACAATAGGTTTGTTTGGTGGAGGGTTTGGTTCTTCATATTCAAACGTAATTGACTATGTAACTGTATCTACTACTGGCAATGCCACCGACTTTGGTGATTTAACATCGGCAAGATGGTTTGTAGCTGCTGCATCATCATCAACACGAGGTTTATTTGCTGGCGGCGAAGTTTCTGGCCCAACTAGTGTTGCAACAACCGATTATGTCACAATTGCTTCGGCAGGAAATGCGTCTAGTTTTGGAGATTTAACTTCTGGAAGGGAAAGGCTTTCTGGGTGTTCGTCATCTACTAGGGCTGTTTTTGGAGCCGGGGTATTAAATAACTCATCAAACACAAATATTATTGATTACTTTACAATTGCTTCAACAGGCAATGCAACCGATTTTGGTGATTTGACAACATCTATTTATTCAACCGCATCTTGTTCTTCGCCTACAAGAGGTCTATGGGCAGGTGGTGCTAACCCAAGTGTTGTAAACATCATTGAGTATATAACTATTG